CACAGGCATGCCAGAGGCTGTAGCTAGACCTCCCTTAGAAATAGCAGTCATCCACTGTTTAAAACGCTTTTCATTACAGATGTCAATAAGGGTAACTAAATCCTTATTTAGGACGACATCGTAATGTCTTGTCATATTGTAATTAGCGTTTATCTTCACAGGTCTCATTTGACAAAATTCAACTTCCTCTAGTTCATACACTGGTTCTTCCACTTTCATGGTAAAACCAAAAGATTTATAAAAATCTGGTATGATCTTCAACATCTTATCGACGTCGCTACGCTCGAGAATTAGAACTAAATCATCGCCATTATTAATGAAATCGTATTTTACATGCTCCTGGGCACATAAGGTAGCCGTCATGGCGGTCATCAACAAACAATTTCCAAGAGAAGTATTCATGTCACCAGACATTCTACATCCTCGTACTTTATATTGATACCCACCATCTTTGGCCAGGGCAATACCTCGATTCAATAATTGATAACTCAGTAGTCGCTGTAGTTCTGATCTATGACGTGGATGTGTGAGGGAAAGATAAATGGAATGTTCCCATTTAAGAGCATCCTCAGACACGTGCTGATCAAATCTACTAGCATCCAATCCGATGGCAGCAGGGGAAGAAAAATTTGCCCATTTCTTAGAGATGAGATTACCAAGTTCAATGGAATTAAATCCTTTGGCAATCACGGGTGACTTATTAAGGGCACGAGCTACGGCGGCATATATATGGTGTTCCGCTGGTTTTAAGTACACTCCCAGTTCTACGTTGTACTCTGGTCGGCGTGGTTGGATCACCCTAGGAGCGGGATCACATTTGACAGTTGCATCGATTTTCTCGGCTTTCACGAATGTAGTTACCCTGCCATAACGTTCATCCCAACCGTATTCGTCAAGGGTATTGACAGCATTAGTATATATGGTACGCTTACGCTTAACTTTAAACAACGGAGGAAATTCAGACCTATCAATAGGTGTGATTAGATCCCCAAATGTTTTCATCAAACGTTTACGATACCAAACTAAACTTAAGAATACGTCGGGATCCGGCTGAGGTGGTTTCTCAAGTTTACCATCCTTGACCACATAAAATACCCTTTCAGCCAGTCCTCGCTCGAGGTTTTTCATGACATTATTATGGACGAAGAAGCGCCGTGTTACCCAAGGACCTCTAACTTGGTATAACTTCCTCTCCGTACTCCCCTTACACTCCGTCTGGAGCACATTCCGCAATTCTGGGATTCGGGGAACTACAACTTTTGTAGTAAATCCCAGAATGCGCTCCAAACCCCTCTAGGCACTTGGTCGTGGTTTAAGTCCACGTTTATTAAACGTGAACCACCACGCACCTCGTAGCTCATCAACACTAATGTCAGCCTCAGTCTTCATGAATACCATACATTCTATCTCTGGCAACATAGTGATAATGTGAGACGGCCTCAGTCCATCATCTGTCATAAAT